TTCACCGTCTGGTAGGAGCTGGGCGGCGGCCGGCCCATGTGGTCACCCTTGTGGTCGATGGGGTAACTCACCGTAGTGCTGTAGTGCCCCTCTTTGCAGCCTACGGGACCGCCGAGGATATGCATAAGGCGCTCGGCATACCCTACGGGGTCGGTAAGTACCTTGATGCTGACGTCATCAATGTGGACACCCTCGCGGAACTCCACGCACTCACGCAGTAAGGCTCAAGCCATAGGGAACCCAACAGGGTGACCCTATACCGTGCGCCTTGCACGCTAACCCTCTCAGAGGTCATATTATGAGCAAGTCTAAACGGGCCTGGACCCGCATCACTCCAGACGCCAATGGAACGCCACGCTATGTAATCAACCACACGGCCCTCCTCACGGACGCCGAGAAGGCCCGCCCTGCCATCTTCGGGTCACCCTACCCGTTAGCCATCAAGCGGGCCATGGCCATCGGTGGTCGCCGGTACAGCCAGAAAGGCTACCCTCGCGGGATCGTCTTCAGTACCTCGGACCTCCCAGCCGTAGAGCAGGCCATCATGGGAGCCTTAATGGACGCCAGCCAGGAACAACCAGCGGTACAGGTGGAAACCCTAAAGCCTCCCGTGGAGGACCTTCCAGGGCCTGCCACCGTGGCCCGAGCAGGGGAACTCCTGGAGCGCATGCAGGCTACCATGGAGGAGATACGGCAGTTACTCGGTAGATAATTGAGAGGGCACCTACTCACGGGTGCCTTCTTTAGTGTCGCCTCAAAATCAGTCACAAAGCCTCCCATTATGGCTATCGTACAGTTACAGCATAGCCCCACTTTGATAAACCTCAAGGAGTATCTCAATGTTATCCACAGCAATCGCCCTCATCCTGTTTATCTGCCTCCTGATCACCTTGGAGCTGTCCCAGCGGGCAACCAGCAAGGCCGTCATGGAACTGGCAGCCGCACGGGCAGACATCGAGGGTCTGAAGAATGCCCTTGTGAACCGCGACAAGGAAGTCCGCTACTACGCCCAGCAGGCCCGCTGGGGTGCCGAGAACGCGCTGGCACTGGCTGACTATGCGAATGCCCTGGCGGATGCCTGCACGGTCAAGGATGGCCGCATAATGAACCTGTGCGAACAGCTGGAAGAGGCCCGCAAGGGTCGCCGCCACTACTATGACGAGTCAGCCGAGAAGGGAAAGCGCTTGCATGCCCTGGAGTCGGAGCTGTTCGACCTGAAGCAAGCAAGCTACGCCAACCTGTCCGGCCTGGGCGGCCTCTCGGCCCTCCAGCAGGAGAACAAGCTCGATGCCCTGTGCGAAGTCATCAAGACCCTGATGAACCGCGACCAGCTGGATGATGCTGCCGTGGCATCCTTCGGGGGCCGCCTGAGCCGTGCCGTGCAGGTCTACCGTAAGGACCGTAAGGCGTCGGTGTGCCCTATCGATCCAAGCCCGTACCTGATCCCTGGCTTGGCCCACCTGATGAACGAGGAGTAACACCCTAAGGGCTTCCATCTAGCAGCACACGAGGCCCTTACAATGTTGCACCTCACCGAGTATCACCTCAACCCTATAGGAAACACATCATGACCACCAAGCAAGCCCCTAAGCAATTCACCCCTGAAGCCTACGCCGCCAACCTGAAGGAGCGCCTCACCTCAGCCCTGGAAATCCAAAAGGCCCTCATGGGCAACCTGGACGGCCTCCTCAATGCGGTCCGCACCATGACCACGGAGGACGCCCTCAAGTGGATCGTCAAGGTTGACGGCATTAGCATCCGCTTCGAGGGCGGCTCTACGCTCCCAGGTGCCGCCGATATGGCCACCAAGCTCCACAAGGCGCAGGCTCAGGGCGTGGCACCGCTCACCAGCAACGCCAAGGGAACCAAGGGCATCGCCCTGCCGTACCCTAGCGGCCTCAATGAGGACCTCAAGCGCTGCGCCCAGGCCCTGCATGAAATCACCGAGGTGATCAGTGAACTGGCCGTCGATGATGTCCTGATGGCCGCCTGATGCTGGTACGCCTCTTTGCTGAGAATCCCTACACCTTCGCCGCCCTCCTGGCCCTGGTGTGGACCTTCCTCGTTATCCTGCCCCTGGTCATCTACCACAGGACCTCCCCAACTAACCACCTGAAGCGCTTCCCGCGCCAGGATCAACCTAAAGGAACACCTGATGTTTAAACTCTTCATCGACTGGTTTAACGCACCGCAAATGACACACAAAGGCATCCAGGCCCTGCTGTGGATGAACGTGGGAGGCACCCTCGGTGGATTCCTGACGGAATTACTCATAAAGTAAGGCTCAAGCCATAGGGTCACTCACTGGCCCTATACCGTGCGCCTTGCACGCTAACCACAAACGGAAACCATCATGAGTAACCGCAACATCATCTACAGCGGCCACCCCTTGGCCATCGCGAACCTCCAGCTTGAAGCCGAGGAGTTCCAGCATGTGGTGTACATGCCAATCCGCAGCAAGCCCACATACGGCTCCCGCTTCATGCCCCTTGTGTCAATCCCGGATGGACTTATGTGGGCATACCCTGCTGTAGCTGCCGTGATGGACCACCTGAAGGGGTATCGCTGCCCTGACCTCCTGACCGACTGGTACGTCTACCTGACCGTGAAGCGATCATGGGTCGAAGCAGGCACGGCAGGGAACCGCGAAGGCTGGCACATTGACGGCTACGGCTCGAACGGTGATAAGAATTTCATCTGGTGCGATTCGGTCCCGGCTGAGGTCCTCAAGGGAACCTTCAGCCTCCCGACTGATCACGCCGAGTGTCTTAGCCGATTGGAGTATCTGGGAAGTAAGGCAGGCACGCACCACCTGAGCCACCACTGCCTGGAACCCTTCCAGCTCTACGACCTCGGCCAGTCGGTCCACCGCTGCGCCACTGCCAAGGTCTCCGGGATGCGTACCTTCCTGAAGGTCTCCGTGAGCCGCGACAAGTACGACCTCAAGGGTAACGCACGGAATCCCCTGCTGCCGTCCACGCATTGGCCCCTGAAGGACCGCCAGGGCACCCGGAACCACCCTACGGCCCAGCCCGGGAACGGACGGGCTACGGCCTACCGTGCTGCCGAGGAGAGCCTGGAGTCCTTCGTGGTCCCGCATGGTATGGCCCGCATGGAAGACAACCGAGGGCTTGATGCGGTCAAGGTGGGGGACCCTGCGGAGTTCTGCCGCTGTCGTAATAACCTGGAGTGCATCACCACGAAATGCGGCCAGGAATACGAGATTGCCACCCACGGCATCCACAAGGGAACCCAGATCGCCCAGACGGGCACCGAACAACTGCACAATGAAGGGAGCCTTTCCTAATGAACAAAGCACAAGCCCGCATCGCCACCGCCAAGCTCCTCGCCGCGAACCCTAACCGCTTCGTGATGGAGGCTTTCCTCGATACTACGGCGTCGATAACCCTGGACGGTGAACACATCCCGGCCCCTCGCTGGACCTCGAAGGGGACCTATGTGGCCTACCTGGGCGGTAAGGAGGTGGCCCGCACGGAGGCCCCGCAGAAACAGGACGAGGAGCCAGAAAAGCCCAAACCAATCTACCCTGTAGCCGAGGAAGAGACCCCTGAGACGAAAGCCTTCAAGGCCGAGCAGGAGCGCCTGGAGAAGCTCCGCAAGGGGGTATCCACCTGGGACCGCTTCAAGGACCTGGGCGTGGACATCGTGGATGCCTGCCAAGCTGGTCCCCTGGGGTCGGAGTTCGGGTGGGCCTGGCAGATTCCCGGTCAGTTCCCCAGCCTCCTCAGGCCGCTCCATCCGGGCCGACACTACGATGTGATCCGTCGTGATGGCTACCTCTTTCGAAACATCCCCGAGGCGTCAATCACGTGGGGCGCCGCCGAGCCTGGCTATGAGGCCGCCGAGGTGGTCCGCTTCCGCGTGGTCCCCAGGACCGAGCAATACCAACTCCCCGCAGGTTCCTTCATGAAAGCCGAGCGCCGCGTCTTCGTTAGCCCGCGCCAGATGGGCCAATTCTAAAGGTGACACCCGGAGGGCTTCCACCGAGCAGCACACGAGGCCCTCCCAATGTACCCTTTCACCAACCAACAGGAGCAAAGCAGCATGATTCAATTCCGCACAGGCCCCCACATGGGAATCCCCTACCAAGAAGCCCGCGCCCTGGGCCTGAGCAGTGCCCTCAAGGGTCCCGAGTTCTACGAGCAGTATGTGGCGAGTGTGAAGACCTCAACGCCCTCTGAGCGGCTCCTGAGGGGCCTGGACTTCAGTGGCCTGGAAGAACGCATGTTCAAGGCCTACAAGGCAAACCGCCCTACGGTAACCCTCAAGGGCCATCGTGCGGACTTCCTGATCGTGGATGAAATCGACAGCGGGCGCGCACGGGAGTGCCCGATGGGCTATATCATGAAGGCCTTCGCGGAATCCTTCAAGCTCCCTAAGGAGTGGACCCAGCCGGTTCCCTTCGATGTCCTGAAGCCAGCCCGCACGGAGAAACCGGAATGAGTCGTCAGATCACGAAGCGCGTCAAGCCACGCGTGACCTACGTGGCTCCTCCGCAGCACATGACGTACACCTTCCAGCGCCATGAACGTGCCTGGAAGTGTTCCGGCATGGGTGTGGCTGCCTACGCGGGAACCCCTCTGGAAGCCATCAAGCTGTACAACAAGGTATTGCCCAACCACATTTATAAGGAATTCGCATAATGACCCACTCCAACGCCACCTACACCAAGACCATAAAGCCAGCCCGCAAGGAAGCCCCACAGGCCTTCGAGGCCACCCAGCGTGCCCGTAAGGACGCCCGCGCACAGGCCCGCAAGGACAAGCAGGAGGCCCGCCATGGCTAAGGCACACATGGTAATCCTCCACGGTGGCCCAATGGATGGCGAAGCCCACATGATGGATGCGGCCCATAACCGCCTCACATTCGCGCAGCCAATGCCCGCGCCAATCTTCCCTGGTGCCAACCACCCCATGGAACCCTTCAAGGTCCGCCATATTGAGTATGACATCCTGGGAGGTTACGCTCCGTACCCTGATGACCACTCCCAGGTCTACCGGCTGGGCATCCTGCGCGGCCTGGACCCAGCAGTCGAACTCCTCAAAATCCTCATGAAAGGTAACCAGCATGGCTAAGACAAACCTCCAAGGCGCCCTCCCGTTCAACAGCCGCCAGATTCAAGAAGTGATCGACCGCGAAGGCTACGTCCTGGGTGCCCGCAAGATTGATGGGGTCCGTGCGGAAATCACCGTGGCCCAAGATGGTCGCATCACGGTCCTGTCCCGAGCAGGTAAGCCACTCCCTGCCCTGCAATTCTTCTTCGACAATTACATTGAGGAGGCGCAGCACATGGCGGTCCTGTCGTACTTCCCTGAGGGGGTCCGCCTGGACGTAGAGGTTACCCTCGACGGATACACATTCCAGGAAGGATGCGGGATTTTGCGCACAAGTACGCCGAAGAAGCTTGCACTTATCGACTACGACAAGGTGCGCCTGTGGCCCATCGGGGTCATCCTCCCGAACCCTAACGCAGCCTACGAGGACCGCCAGGCCTGGGGGGTTCCCCTGGTGGAACTCTTCGCGGCTGCTGTTGGTTTCCAGGTGGGCAATGCGGAGTGCCGCGCCTTGACTTCCTTGGAGATGATCCAGTGGGCATACACCCGTGAGCGCGCGCGTGGCTATGAGGGCCTCATGGTCTACGACCCGAAGGGCACCTCTAAGGCCGGTAAGGTCCTGGGCTGGTGGAAGGTCAAACCGGAGGAGGAAGCCGATGGCGTCATCATTGACCTGATCGAGGGAGAGGGGCGACTGAAGGGCACCATGGGGGCCGCCTTGGTCAAGCTGGAGGACGGTACGGTAACCAAGGTGGGGACCGGCTGGACCGATGAGCAGCGGGGTTACCTGTGGGGCCTGAAGTGGGCTGAACGGCAAGCCGGATGGGGCCATACGCGCATGGGCCTTTGGAAGCGTTACATCCAGATCACCTACATGGAGCGCACCGACGATGGCAACATCCGGCACCCAGCGTTTGACCGCTATCGTGACGTAGAGGGCCAGGAAGGGGTGAAAACGTGATCGCCCTCCTCCTGGTAATCCTCGAAGCCCTCGGCAAGGCCGCCCTGGTGGTCTCCTGGCTGGCCGCCTGCGCTGTCCTCCTGGTGATCGCCTTGTGTGTCCTAGTGGCCGCCTGGATGGCCCACTATGAACCCTTCGATGTGGACTTCTGATGGAGGTCCTCGGTTACATTACTCTGTTCGGCCTGCTTGGTGCTGAATTGGTGCTGGCGTGGCTTGTCTGGGATTCACGCTAACCCACACTAGAGACGGCCCAGAACACCGAGACCGTCCTAACCCACACTATAGATGGTCTCCCTAAAAGATTCCCTATAGATACCCTAAAGGGTCCCCCTTAAAGGATTCCTTTAGGGATTCTCTCTAAGTATTTCATTAAGATTCTCTTTATCCTTTAAGGTATCCTTTCATGACCCCTCTCGAAACAGTAAGCTCTCTCTACGGCCATGACCTGGCTATGCATCAACAAGCAATCGAAGCACAGGCCTACGAGATTGGTGCTGAAAGATTCCTCAAGGGCCTGGCAGGTAAAGCCGAACGCGGCGAAGGTGCGGACACCTTGGTGGCACGCCCACTGCTGGCCGACCTGACCCCTAAGGTATCCGCTGCCATCACCGAGTGGCTGGAAGGGGTCCATAAGGGCAAGGCAGCACACAAGGCATCTGCCGCCCCTCTACTCCGCATGATCGAGCCAGACCGGGCCGCATACATCGCCATCCGTGTCATCATGAATGCCCTGACGGCAGGCCATAAGGCAAATGAGCAGGTAACGACAATCCAGGCGGTCTCCATGACCCTCGGGAAGGACATCGAAGATGAGGTCCGCTTCGGGGCCATCCGGGACTCCAATGCGAAGCACTTCAAGAACGTCATTGCCCCCAACCTGGCCAAGCGCTCCGGGGAACACTTCAAGCGTGCGTACATGCGCGCCGTGGAGACAGCCCTACAGGACCAAGATAAGGCCCCCGAATGGGATGGCTGGGACAATGTGGCCCTCGCTGGCGTGGGTCTAAAGCTGATCGACATCGTGATGGCCTCGACGGGCCTGGTGGAGCTGGTCACCCTGCATAAGGGAAGCCGCACCATGATGAAGACGGTCCTCCAGATCACTGAGCAGTATTCGGACTGGCTGGCCGACCGCACGCTAACCCTCTCGGGACTCGTGCCGGTACATGCCCCTTGCGTGGTCCCACCAAAGCCCTGGGTGACCTCCCACGGGGGAGGCTACTGGTTCAACGACTCCCGCAAGCCCTTGATGCTGGTCCGTGGCTCCGTGAAGCGCAACCAGAGGTACAAGGAGATCGACCTCACCCAGGTCCTGCGGGCACTCAACGCCATCCAGAACACACCCTGGAGGATTAACGCCAAGGTCCTGGAGGTCGCCAAACAGGTCGCCGCGATGCCCCACCCGGTCATCAAGAAGATGCCCGCAACGTCCAAGCTCCCGAAGCCTGACAAGGACCCCTTGATCAACTACGAGAGCGACGAGGCGGCCCTCAAGGTGTGGAAGCACAAGGCGGCCCAGCAGTACCGCAAGGAGAAATCCCGCCAGTCGCGCCGCTACCAACTGGACTTTGCCCTGGAGCATGCTGCACAGTTCGTGGAGTATGAGCGCATCTGGTTCCCCCACTCGCTGGACTTCCGGGGCCGCATCTATGCAGCCACCAAGTTTAGCCCCCAGGGTAACGATATGGACAAGGGCATGTTGCTCCTGGCGGATGCCCCTGAGATGGGACCCGATGGTGGCTACTGGCTCAAGATGCACGGGGCGAACGTGGCCGGGATGGATAAGGCCATGCTAGACGACCGCATCAAGTGGGTCGATGACAACCACGCCATGATCATGGACATAGCGGACAACCCCATGGATAACCTGTGGTGGGCACGTGAAGCGGACAGCCCTTTCTGCTTCCTCGCTTTCTGCTTTGAGTATGCCGCCTGGAAACGTCAGGGCGACACCTACCGCTGCGGCCTGGCCATTGCCTTCGACGGGTCTTGCTCCGGCATCCAACACTTCAGCGCCATGCTAAAGGACGAGGTGGGAGGCGCAGCCGTGAACCTGATCCCCTCGGAGAAGCCCTCCGACATTTACCGCATCGTGTCCGATAAGGTCAACCTGATCCTTGACGAACACATCAAGGAAGGCACCCCCGATTACACCGAGGAGAAGACCGACAAGGAGACCGGTGAGATAACCACCCTGTCAAAGCGCGGAACCCACTCCCTGGCTACCCACTGGAGGGCTTATGGGGTGGACCGTGGGGTGACCAAGCGGTCCGTGATGACGCTCCCTTATGGGTCCAAACAGTTCGGGTTTGCCGAGCAGCTCCTCTCCGACATCATCATCCCGGCTTGCCTGGAGCGTGGTGAGGGGGTCTTCCCGGCGGCCCGTGAGGCAGCTACCTACATGGCAAAACTCATCTGGGACTCCCTGGGGACCACCGTGGTGGCCGCAGTGAAGGCCATGGACTGGCTCCAAAAGGTTGCCGGGGTACTCACCAAGGAGAACATGCCGTGCCATTGGGTTACCCCTGTAGGGTTCCCTGTATGGCAGACCTACAAGAAAGCCGATGTACACAGGATCGACACAGTTATCAATGGGTCCGTGCGCATCACCATGAGCGTGGCTAAGCACGCATCGCAAGATGGGCCGAGTGAGTTAGACCGCCACAAACAGCAGAACGGCATAAGCCCCAACTTCGTCCACTCTATGGATGCAAGCCATTTGATGCTGACGGTGCTTGAAGCCCAAGCGCACGGCGTGGAACACTTTGCTACCATCCACGACTCGTTCGGTACGTGCCCTGGTCTAGCTGGAGTGATGTTCAAGGCCGTCAGGGAGTGCATGGTGCGCACCTACAGTGATCGGGACGTTATACAGGATTTCTTCAACACATTTGAGTCCCTTCTGTCGGAGGAGAACCGGGGCAACATACCGGCATTCCCCCCTAAGGGCAAACTAGACCTGGGACTTATCCGGTCTTCACTATACTGCTTTGCATGAAAGGAACACATGGCGAAATACATCTATACCTACAAGGACGGAAAGGATGCCCTTGTTCACAGGCTTGTCTGGGAGGAGGCACATGGCTCAATCCCTGAGGGACTCGACATCGATCACATCAACGGCAACCGGCACGATAACCGCCTGGAGAATCTGCGGCCAGCAACCCGTAAGCAGAATATGTGGAACATGAAGAACAAGAACCGATTCGGCGTCAAAGGACTCTCATGGTGCCCTAAGCGTGCCCGGTGGATTGGGCAGATACGCGCCGGGGCCATACGTGCCACGAAAACGGGTAAGGACTTCTTCGAAATCGTATGTTGGCTGTACTCTACCCGCAAGGAACTGCACGGCGAATTTGCCCACTGCTAACCCACACTGGAGACGGACGGAACCCCACAAGGTGCCTGCCGTCTCTTTTATCGTTTCCACACTCAACCCTGAAAGGAACCCCACCATGTTCACACTCAATCGTCGCAATAACGGTGCATACCTGGCCATCGTGCCCACCGCGATGGACGCCGAGCGGACCCGCTCAGGTGCCCGCAAGGCTGCCGCTGTGCTGTCCCCGCCAGTCCGCAAGAATCAAGCCGTGAAGACCCCTGAGGGCTTCGTGGTGATTACCAAGCAGGCCTTCGACTATGCCATGTGGGCACCCGCAAGCGCCCCTAAGCTGGTATGCAGCAAGGTAACAGGCCGCGCCCGCGCATACTGGCTGGTGGCCAAGCTGGACTTCGCTGATGCCGTGTCGGCTATCAAGAAACGCTTCACCGTGAAAGGAGCCAAGTGATGCCCCAATTCCTCAATGACTACTACTCGAACCAGCCCATCAGCCCTGCCCAGCGCATCGCCGCCCGCGAGGCAAAGCCTAAGGTATCCATTCTGGGCCTGGTAGCTGCCGCCGGTGCCGGGAAAGACACCTTCCTGAACACCATCGCGGAAACCCTGGGCGGTTCCGATTGCGTTAACGTGAAGTTTGCGGACGCCCTTACCGATGAGGTGGCCGCCCTGTTCTCGACCCGCGTGACCCGCGCGGACTTCCAGGCGCTGCGCGATAACAGCCACGACAAGGATGTCAAGATGGGTGTATTCCGTCCCCGCAATGTGGAAGATTATGATTACCGCATGTTCCTGTACGAGAGCGGCTACGACGCCGATGCACCAATGTCCATCCGGGACCACCTGGTCCTCTATGGTACGGACTACGTGCGCCAGTACCTGGGCCATGCGGACAAGTGGCTCGACAAGGGCCTGGAGCGCATCCGCGAGGTATCCGAGAAGGGACTCATCCCCGTGGTGACCGATGTGCGCTTCCCTAACGAGGCTCAGGCCATCAAGGACCTGGGCGGTACGCTGGTCTCCATCACGGCGGACTGGCTGGCCAACCGCGCATTGGACGCCATCACGGCTAAGGCTGAGGGTCTCCTGGGTGGCGTGGCAGTGGACGCCAAAGTGATCAACGTATGGGGAAACCCAGCAGCCATGAAGGTACAGTTCAATGCAAAATTCCGATTCTAAGCCACTGACCCGCTACCGCATCCGGTTCATCCTGCCGGGTGCCGCGTGGCTGGTCCCTCATGAAGTCAAGGCGGTTTCCCTGGAGGCTGCACGCGAGTGGGCCTACGAGCAATACGATGAAATGTGGGACGCTGAAATCTACGACATCACGCCCCTGAGCTAACCCACACTAGAGACGGAGGGAATCCTCCCTTCGCTCTAAACTTTACAGGAGATACACAACTATGAGCGCACCACAAAAAGCCACCACCTACAACACCCCGCAGGCAATCGCGTTTGGCTTCGTCAACCTGATCAAGCCAGACACCAAGTACAAAGCCGAGGGCGAGTTCAAGATTCGCGTCAAGGTCCCTGTCACCGAGAAGGGTGCAGTGGAGCAGTTCGAGATGCTGGCAGAGCTGGCAACGAAGGCCTATGACGATACCGTCAAGAAGGCCGCGAAGGACCCGAAATTCAAGGCTACCCTGAAGGGCAAACCCCCTAAGGTGGCCGACCTGCCATTCTACAAGGATGACGACGAGGGCGTCTTCGTGTACACCTTCAAGACCAAGGCCAGCTATGTGTCCAAGAAGGAAGGCACGCAGGGCCAGGTAATTACCCGCACGGTGCCTATCTTCGGCCCCAACGGTCGCTATGCCCCTGACGACATCCCATCGTTTGGCTCCGGCTCGACGGTCCGCATTTCGTTCTCGGCTGCGGACTTCTTCACGGTTACCGTAGGTGCTGGCATTACGCTGCGCCTGGAAGCCGTCAAGCTGATCAAAGCGGTGGCCTTCACGGGTGCCGACCGTGATCCGTTCGGTGATGACGATGAGGATGGTGCCGAGGACTACAGCGGTTCCGGCGCGGGTGGTGACAAGGAAGACACGCCCTTCATCCCAGGCGATGACGAACAGGACGACTTCTAATGGCTGGCCCGTCCCGGAACCCCTGGGCGGGCCGTCATGTAGCAGCCACGTACCGCAGCGGCCTTGAGGTAAAGGTCGCCGCGCAGCTTGAGGCTAAGGGTGTGACCTTCGATTATGAGGGCCATACAATCAGCTACGTGATTCCGTCCAGCAATCACAAGTATCATCCCGACTTTGTACTCCCCAATGGAATCATCGTGGAGACCAAGGGTATCTTTGATTCGGATGACCGCAAGAAACACACACTGATCCGTGAGCAATACCCTGCCCTGGACATCCGTTTCGTATTCAGCAACAGCAAGGCCAAACTGTACAAGGGTTCCCCTACAAGTTACGCCGCATGGTGCGAGAAGAACGGCTTCCAGTTTGCCGACAAGCTTATCCCTGTGGGGTGGCTGACCGAGCGCGGCAAGGTATCCCCTCATGTGGTCCCTAAGCAACGAAAGGAGGCCTAGCATGATTAAATTACCGGCACCCTTCGCGGGCTGTCCACCCCTGAAGAAACGCCCGAAGACGGACCTAATCGTGGTCCACTGCGCAGACACCCCGCCAGCCATGGATGTAACCGCCCGCATGATCAATCAATGGCACGTGAAGGATAACGGCTGGGCTGCTATCGGCTACCACTTCGTGATCCGCCGTGATGGCACCATCGAGGGAGGCCGACCGGATAACACAGTCGGCGCCCACGCATCCCAGGTGAATAGCCACTCCATCGGCATCTGCCTGGCGGGCGGTAAAGGCGTGCCCGAGAAGGGTCCCGACTGGTCCAAGCATTTCCTTCCAGCCCAGATTGTCGCACTGTCGCAACTGATCGAGACATTGCAGTCGATCTACCCGGACACCTCCGTGGTAGGCCACCGTGATGTGGATAACGCGGGCAAGACCTGCCCTAACTTTGACGCCAAAGCATGGTGGGCCTCCGTGGTCCACGTGTCGGCACCACGAAAGGAGGCCTAATGGCTACCAAACCGAAGGCAAAGGCCGCCCTGCTGGGTCCCGTGAGTACCATTGAGGGTGCCCGCCCGATGAGCGGTACGCATGAGTATGTTGGCCTGGAGCGTCGCACACGGGTTATCCTGGTGCTTGGCCCTGGCAACGTGACCATCGAGTACAAGCTGGGTGATGCCTGGTTAGTCCACCGAGTTATCCCAGGTGGTGTGCATGAGGTCTACCTGTGCCCGCTGCCATTCCGTATCATCGCGGACGAGGCCACAAGCTTCGCTATCGACTGACCCTGAACCCCCTGAGGTGCCCCTGTGGCCCTTGGGGGTTTTTACGTTCTAACCCACACTAGAGACGAAACCCACCAACATACAGGAGGCCCTAATGGCTAGACGAGATAACGAAGGACAGGAAGAGACCAGCGAGTTTGTCATGCACGTACCCTGCGAGAATGCCTCATGCGGCTCCAGTGACGCTAATTCACTGTACACGGACGGGCACCAGTACTGCTTTGCCTGCGAGACCTACCGGCATGGCGAAGAGGGTGCCGAGCGCCCGAAGGTACAGCGCGGGGAGGGGGTAAGTCCCATGGGTGCCCACGAGGGTTCCTTCCAGGCGCTCCCGAAACGGGGGATCACCAAAGAAACCTGCCAGAAATATGGCTACTGGATTGGCCGCTTCAACGGTGAACTGCGCCAGGTGGCAGACTACCGGGATTCCACGGGGATGATCGTGGGCCAGAAGACCCGCAACAAGGACAAGGAATTCGCCTGCCTGGGTGATGTCTCGAAGGAACTCCTCTGGGGCGCCCACCTCTGGGGTTCCAAGGGGAAGATGATCGTGATCACCGAAGGGGAAATCGACTGCCTGACCGTGGCCCAGCTCCAGGGCTGCAAGTGGCCAGTGGTCTCCCTGCCGACTGGTGCGAAGGCCGCCCGCAAGTCCCTGGCCGCGAACTATGACCTCCTGGCGGGATTCGAGAAGATCGTCCTCATGTTCGATATGGACGAGCCTGGCCAGGCTGCCATGAAGGATGCCGCCGAGGTACTCCCTCCGGGTAAGGTCTTCATTGCCCAGCTTCCCCTCAAGGACGCTAACGAGTGCCTCATGGCGGGCCGCAGCAAGGATGTCATTGACGCCATGTGGAATGCAACGCCGTATCGCCCTGATGGGATCGTGATGGCGAAGGACCTCATCAAGCGTATCGGGCAGAAATCCAAGGTGCCCCGCCTGCTGTTCCCCCTGGGGTCAACCCTCAATGAGAAATCCCTGGGGGCGGGTGAAGGTGATGTCGTCATGTTGACCTCAGGGTCCGGCATGGGTAAGTCGTCGTTCGCCCGTGAGCTGGCCTATGGCTGGGGCCACGTGTCGGGGATGAAGGTGGGTATGGCCTTCATTGAGGAAGCCGTGGAGGAAACCTGCCTGGACCTCGTGGGATTGCACCTAAACAAGCGCGTGCGCCAATACCCCGATTCGGTCCCCCAGGTGGAGCTGGAGTCTGCCATCAACCTCCTGTTCGATAACGAGTCCTACTACCTGTATGACCACTTCGGCTCCGCCGAGGAGGACTCGCTGGTCAATAAGCTCCGTTACATGGCCACCGTCATGGACTGCAAGATCATCATCCTGGACCACCTGTCCATCGTGGTCTCCGGTATGGATGGTAACGACGACGAACGCAAGATGATCGACCGCCTCATGACCAAGCTAAAGACCATGGCGAAGGCCACAGGCTGCATCCTGATCGTGATCACCCACCTGAAGCGCAAGGAGGGTAAGAGCAAGAGCCACGAGGAGGGCGGCGTGGTGACCCTGGCCGAGCTGCGCGGCTCAGGCTCGATTGCCCAACTGTCCGACCTGTGCCTGGCCTTCGAGAGGAACCAGCAAGGGGAAGACCCGAACTGTGTCCTCATCCGCATCCTGAAGGCACGCTTCACGGGAGACACTGGCATCGCCGGTTACCTCCGCTTCAACAAACTGACGGGCCGCCTGGTGGATGACATCGGGCCAGGCGCGGATGATCAACCAGAAACCCCTGAAGGTGACCCCTTTGGCGGTGAATTCTAGAAGGAGTACACAATGATTCCCTACATGCTTATGACCCTGGCCCTCCTGGTGGCCTTCCTGCTGATAGATTGCTGGGCGTACACATGCCCGCCCTTCGTGGAAACCTACGAGGGTCGCTATGATTGACCTCCCAAAGGTCCGCATATTCGACATCGAATCGGATGGCCTGCTACCCTACTCGTGCATCCCCGGACTGGGCTTTACGCCTATCACGAAGGTGCATTGCATCGTGGTCCATGACTATCACCGTGGGTGGTATCACCGCTATGGTCCCGATGAGATCGACAAGGCCATGGCCGAGCTGACCGACTCGGATATGCTGATCGCCCACAACGGCATCAAGTATGACTTCCCCGCCCTGGCCCACATCCTGGGATGGTACTACCCGAAAGACAAGGTACTGGACACCCTGGTCCTGTCCCGGCTGATCTACCCGAACATCAAGGACATCGATAATGGTCTCCTGCGCAAGGGCATACTCCCCGGCAAACTCTACGGCTCCCACTCGCTGAAGGCCTGGGGTTACCGCGTGGGCGAGTCCAAGGGTGACTTCGGGGAACAGGAGAATGCCTGGGAGGTCTACCGCCCGGAGATGCTGGATTACTGTGAGCAGGACGTAAAGGTCACCCGCAAGGTATTCGACAAACTCATGATGAATCAGCACTACATGGGAACCGAGGACCTCAACACCGAGGAGGGTCTCCACACAGGCATGGCGGGCTTCATCCAGGCTATCAAGCTGGAGCATGATGTCGCCTGGCTGTTGGCCAAGCAGGAGCGCAACGGGTTCCCATTCGATGAGAAGGGCGCCCAGGAGCTGTATGCGCAGCTTGCATCCCGCCGCCAGGAACTCACAGAGGCGACCATTGCCCGGTTTGGCCAGTGGTATGCCCCTAAGGGTGGTACAGCAGCATTCCGCCACCCGCGCACCGGCAAGCCTCTCCCAGCCTGGCCCATGGTGAAGTACCCAAAGGCGGGTGGTATGTTCCTGAAGGATGGGAAGACCCTAGCCAAGACGGATTACTTCAAGGACGCACCCTTCACCCCGGTGGAGCTGGTCACGTTCAACCCAGGATCGCGGCAGCATATCGCCAAGGTCCTCCAGATGGCTGGCTGGACCCCTACGGAATTCACCGAAACGGGCCTCCCGAAGATCGATGAGGATACCCTCGCGGATTCCGCCAAGTGGCTCAACCCAGCGGACCAGGAGGTGGTCCTGCTGATCGCGGAGTACCTCACCCTCGTGAAGCGCCTAGGCCAGATCGCTGAAGGTGACAACGCCTGGCTGAAGCTGTGCCATAACGGCTTTGTGCATGGCTCCGTGAACCCTAACGGGGCAGTGACCGGGCGGGCTACCCACTCGTTTCCTAACGTGGGCCAGGTGCCCGCTAAGGACAAGCTGTACGGCCCAGAGTGCCGAGCCATGTGGGGAGTCAAGCACATGCCGAAGGCTCAACACCGCCTGTGGCCAGAAGCGGTCCAGGTGGGCACCGATGCATCCGGCCTGGAACTCCGCTGCCTGGCTCACTTCATGGCCAAGTATGACGGCGGGTCCTACATCACGGAACTCCTGGGCGGCGACATCCATTGGCAGAATACCCTGGCTCTGGGGCTGGTGCCTGTGGGGACAGTGCGGGATAAGCACAGCGATGTCCACAGTGGCTACCGTGATATGGCGAAGACCTTTATCTATGCCTTCCTCTACGGGGCGGGTGATGAGAAGATAGGCTCGATCACGGGTGACGGTAAGGAAGGCGGGAAGCGCCTGAAGAAGAACTTCATGGAGGCAACCCCTGCAATCGCCTCCCTGCGGGCCGCCATTGAGTCCGCCCTTGTGGAGTCATCGCAATGGGCCAATGGCAAGCAGGTTGTCAAGTGGAAGCGGACCTGGATGCGTGGCCTTGATGGGCGCAAGCTCCATGTACGGTCGCCGCACTCGGCCCTCAACATGCTCCTCCAGTCTGCCGGCGCCCTCATTTGCAAGAAATGGCTCGTAGAGCTGGAGCGCCTCCTGTTGGATGCTGGTCTGGTTCACGGCTGGGATGGTGACTTCGCCTTCATGGCATGGGTGCATGATGAGGTACAGGTTGCCTGCAAGGATCAGCGCGTGGCCGACCTCGTTAAGGAATGCTCTCAGAAGGCCATCCGAATCGCAGGTGAGTTCTTCCAGTGGCGCTGCGTCCTCGATGCGGATTCTAACCAGGGCCAAACCTGGCTGGATTGTCACTGATGGCCACCCATTACCTCAAGGTCATGCACAAGGGCCGAAGGGAGAACCTTCATGCTGTGGTATGGGAGGAGGCATACGGAAAACCTCCAGATGGTTTCATGGTGGATCACATCAATGGTGACATCCGCGATAACAGCCTGGAGAACCTGCGCCTAGCCACTCGGTCCGGTAATGCCATGAACGCGAAGACCCGAAAGGATAACTCCTCGGGACTGAAGGGCCTTTCCTGGGACTCCTCAAAGCGTAAGTGGCATGCCTATGTCTGGGCAAACGGCAAGCGAACCTCAAAGCGCCATAGTGATTACTTTGAGGCCGCCTGCTGGGTGATAGCCAAACGAAACGAACTCCACGGCGAGTATGCCCGGAGCTAACCCACACTAGAGACGGAGGGAATACACCCTCTGTCCACCTTTAAGGAGAATCACCTCATGCCTAAGACTTTCCACTTCCAGACCACGTTCGACACCAAGGTGGTGATCCAGGATGCAGACCTGGAAGTCCTCCAGAAATACCTCGCAGAAATCGACGCGGGCACCTCGAAGGATCACCTTGCCGACCAGAAGCGCACAGGTATGGGCCAGCCCCTGGACCAACGCATCGCCCTGCTGGCCCGTGCAACACTCCGCAATGGCGTTTCCGAGCTGTTGCCGCCTGAGTACCCTGAAGGCTATTCCTTCAGTCCCGCGAAGGTCACCCAGGTGGTGATCCCGCGCATCGAAGAGGTGGCCAAGCAGGTCCCCTACTGTGGTGACTGTGGCCGCTCCGGCTTCGGTAACTGCGAATGCCCTAAACAATAACCTGAAAGGACCCACCACATGAATAACCTGATCAAAGTCATCACCGCAATCCACCGCGCCCCCCTGTCGTTCCAATCGAACTATGCCCGCAAACACGCCTACACGATTGCCGAGGCGGCCAGCCGTGGCCTCATCACGTGCCTCTCCACAGGCATCAACACGGGCCGCTGGATGGTAACCTCCACGGGCCTGGATGTTGCCGTCAATGGCAAGGTGCCCGCATGATTACGGATACCTTTGGGAAGCCCCTGAAGGTAGGTGATTGGTGCGCCTTCGTGGGTAAGTCCTACGGGGATTCCCGAGGCACAATCAACGCCGGATTCGTCCGTAAGTTCACCCCGAAGGGGGCATACATATCGGACGGCTCCGGCCCCCTGTGCAAGCCGGATGTACTACGCCGATCCTGTGACATCATCCTGATGAAGCCATGTGAGGTGCCAGAATGAGCCAGCTTGCACTCCTGATCGACGCCGATTACTACGCCTTCAGTGCAGCCGCAGCGGTCAACAAGTCCGTGGAGTGGGAGGATGGCATCATCACCCAATGGGCTGACCTGGAAGAGGCCAAGCAGGTCTTCGCCTCCCAGATCGAAGCCATCGTCTCCCGCAACAAGCGCTACAGCCTGGCAAAACCCATCATGTGCTTCACCGATGTGGTCAACTGGCGCACTGCCGTTCTGGAGACCTACAAGGGCAACCGCAAGGGTGGCAAGCCGCTTTGCTATCCACAGCTCAAGGCCTGGGTCATGGAGACCTATGAGTCCTTCGAGCGGCCAGGCCTGGAAGGCGATGACTGCATGGGCATCCTGTCCACTAAGCCGTCCCTAGTGGGCTGCACCTCGGCCATCATCGTGTCCCCTGATAAGGACTTCAAGACTATCCCCGGCGAGTTCCTGTATGTGACCACAGGCGAGACCCTGCACATCACCCAGGAGGCCGCCGATCACTGGCACATGCTCCAGACCCTCGCAGGCGACACCACGGACGGCTATGCGGGATGCCCAGGCATCGGCATGGATACAGCCCGCGCATTCCTGGAGTCCCCTTACATGGCCATCACGGAAACCAAGGCGCTGAAGTCAGGCCCCAACAAGGGCCAGGAACGTACCAACTGGACAACGCGCTTCCCCACTGAAGGGGAAACCCTGTGGGACTGCATCGTGTCCCTGTTCGTCAAGGCGGGCCTGGATGAGGAGGCCGCACTGGTTCAAGCCCGTGTGTCCCGCATACTGCGCGCCAGTGACTTCGATTTCAAGGCCAAACAGCCCATCCTGTGGGCACCACGAAAGGAGGTCTAAATGTGTTTCTTCAAACCGCCTAAGGTGAAAATGCCGGAGGTAGCCGACACGCCCCGCATCACGGAGACGACTGCCCCTGAGCCTGCCGCCCCTGTGTTCGGGGGTGGGGACGCTTCAGGAGCTGGTGAGGTAGCCAGTGCCCCGAAGAAAACCGGCGTGGGTTCCCTGAAGGTAAAGCCGACAATGGCCCCAGCGGCTGCAACGGGAGCGAACCTTGCACTCAAACCTAATATGTGAGCGCCTGGCTCTCCCTGAGGGGGGCACCGGGCTGTTCACCCAGAGGCTGGCGCAAGCTGCCTGGGAGGACTCTAAGCTCCTACAGACAGCGTGGCCGGAATGGTTCGCTTTCTGGCGACACTCCCGGAGGTTCCACGGGGCTATCCCTCAGGTGCAGTTCGCGGTCTCCGAAGGCCAAAAGCTGGTGGGCGGTATCGTGCTGACTCGTACCGTGGATGGCCAGGTGGGTGACTGCCTGGTGGTGATCCACAACTTCCTCATGGAGGCCCACCGAGGCTCCGTAACGCTCCAGCGCAAGCTCCTCCGATTGGCCCTCAAAGAGTGCCGCGATCAGGGCCTGCGCTGGCTTATCATCACGCGACAAATGCCAGATGGCACCCAGCGTATAACTTACAAGGAGGTCCCAAATGGGTAAAGTAATCACGGGCATCGGCAACTTCGCCAGTAAGATCGGCGATGTGGCAAGCGGCATCTTTGCCAAGCCGAAGATGGCCCCGGCAGCAACCCCAGCACCAGAGGCGGTGGTCCCAGCCCCAGCAGCACCCCCAGCAGCAACGCCTGCGCAGGCAGCTCCATCCGATGTGGTGGCCGAGGGCGCACGACGACTGATCGGCAAGGGTAAGAAGTCGGTAACGGTATCCCGCACGAGTGGCGGTGGCGTGGGTCTTAACGTCTAATGGCTAACGCTGGCGACCGTTCGGGCTTGGATGCCGATGGAGCAAAGGCCACATACACCCGCCTGGTCAATGACCGGGCACCGTACACGACCCGAGCTGAGACAAATGCGTCTTACACCATCCCCTCCCTGTTCCCGAAAGAGTCCGATAACGCCTCGACGGACTACCCAACACCGTACCAGTCAGTAGGCGCACGTGGTATCAACACGATTGCGGCTAAGGCTGTCCTCTCAACACTCCCCGTGGGGCAACCCTTCTACAAGCTCTCGATGTCGGAATTCGACCTGAAGGCAAGCGGGGACCCACAAGTGGCCACCCAGGCCCAACTCGGTCTCTCCATGGTGGAGCGAATCGGCATGGACTACCTGGAAGCCTCGCAGATTCGCCCGATGGCATCGGAACTCATGAAGCAGCTCTTTGTGGCTGGCAATGGCATGCCTGTGTTGATCCCTGGTGAGCGCAAGTGCAAGCTGTATAAGCTGAATTCCTACGTGGTGGAGCGCGATGCCTCGGGCACCGTCCTCCAGGTAATCACGCGGGACCTGATCGCCTATGCGGCCCTGCCTGCCGAGGTGAAGGATGCCTTGCCGGATGGTGACTACAAGCCGGAGACATCCATCGAGCTGTACACGCACACCTACATGGACCCCGAAAGTGACGCATGGCTCTCCTATCAGGAAGTCGAAGGGGAACTCATCAAGGGGAGCGAGAACACCTACCCGAAGGATGCCTCCCCCTACATGCCTGTGCGGCTCTTCAAGATGGATGGCGAGAACTATGGCCGATCCTTCGTGGAGGAGTACCTGGGCGACCTGGTGAGCCTGGAGAACCTGAGCAAGGCTATCGTCCAGTTTGCGCTGGTTTGCTCCAAGATTCTCTTTCTGGTAAAACCTGGCTCCCAGACCTCGGTACGGCGCCTCGCAAAGGCCGCCTCCGGGGACTTCATTCCAGGCAATAAAGCTGACATAGAAGTGTTCCAGCTCGATAAGTTCGCGGACTTCAGCGTGGCGGAGAAGACCGCAGCGGGCATTGAGTCCCGCCTGTCATATGCCTTCCTGCTTAACTCGGCTGTCCAGCGCTCCGGCGAACGGGTCACCGCTGAGGAAATCCGCTATGTGTCCCAGGAACTGGAATCGACCCTCGGGGGCATCTATTCGGTACTCTCTTCAGAGTTCCAATTGCCCCTGGTGCGCCGCCTCCTCGTGGAGCTGCAATCCCAGCAGTTAATCCCGGACCTCCCTGAGGGTGCGTTAAACCCTTCGGTTATCACGGGGATCGACGCTATCGGGCGCGGCCAGGATGCTAACAAGCTGTCGCAGTTCTACCAACTGGCTACACCGTTCTTTGACCGAGTGTCCGCTAGTATTGACTTCGATAACCTGTTGCTCCGTGCGGCTGATGCTGCGGGCCTGGACCCCCAGGGACTCATCCTGACCCCTGAGCAGGTAGCCCAGCGTAACGCCCAGGCTGCGGCCCAGCAAGGCATGATGCAGGCAGGTTCCGCTGCGGGTGCCCAGGCGGGTGCCCAATTGGGTGCCGAGGCGACAAACCCGGAGGCAGTCCAGGCAGCATTGGGCTAACCCACACTAGAGATGGAGGAGACCCTTAGGGGTTTCCCCACTCTTACCTTTCAAACTTCATAGGAGATACACCAAATGAGCAATGACGCAAACCAAGTTACCGCCGAGTCCCTGTATGGTGCCGGTGCGATTACCTCGGGCACCGAGCTTACCACTGACGAGCAAGCCATCCTGGCAGGCGCTGGCGTGGAGGTACGTGATGGCGATGACCTGATCAACGTCAACGTAGAAGGTGACGAGCTGGGGAACCAAAAGGGTGACGAAGAGGAAAAACCCGACGAAGAGGAGGAGGAAGCCCCGGCCCCACTGCTGGCCATCACTGAGCAAACCTCGGACGATCTGGTCATGGAAGGCCTGAAGCAGCGCCAGGACGCATTCCAGGAAGCAGCCGCACAAGCAGCCGCAGCGGGCATCGACCCGGCCACCGTGGTTACCGAGTTCAACACGGACGGCAAGCTGTCGGATGCAACCTATGCGGCCCTCGAAGGTGCAGGCTTCACCAAGGATGCCGTGGACGCCATGATCGCGGACCAGCAAGCGCAGACGCAGGCTTACTACTCGGCTGTGTACGCACATGCTGGTGGTGATGCAGGCTTCCAGCGCCTGGCTACGTTTGCCAAAACGGCAGACCCTGCGGCAGTGGCTAAGTTCAATGAAGCCATCGAAGGCGGCGACCTGGCAACCTGCAAGGAAATCATCACGGCCCTCAAGGGCAAACTGGCAGCGAAGTATGGCACCACCAACAAGGGCCTCAAGGGTAAGCCAGCAGCGCCTGGCAAGCCAGCGACCCCTAAGGCTGAACCCTTCGCGGACCGCAAGGCCATGGTGGACGCCATGAGCGATAAACGCTATGGCCGCGATAAGGCATACACCCAGTCGGTGGAGGCCCGCGTGGTGGCTTCGAGCTAACCCACAGTATAGACGGAGGGAATCCATGAGGGTTCCTTCCAGCATTATCCTTTCTAAACTTTACAGGAGATACACACATGGCAACTCAAGTTATCCAAAATCCAGGCCAAAATGGTTCGACCGGTGATCGTCTGGCGGGCTTCCTGAAGATTTTCGCAGGCGAAGTCCTGACGGCATTCTCGCGCACCACGAAGACCATGGACAAGCATATCGTCCGCACCATCACCAACGGCAAATCGGCATCGTTCCCAGTCATGGGCCGCACCATCGGCAAGTACCTGGCCCCAGGCAACTCCCTGGATGACCAGCGCAATGTGATCCTGCATAACGAGCAGATCATCCCGATTGACGGCCTGCTGACCTCGGACGTTCTGATCACGGATATCGATGACGCGATGTTGCACTACGATGTGCGCGGCGAATACTCGAAGCAACTGGGCGAAGCCCTGGCAATGGCCGCTGACGGCGCCGTGCTGGCCGAGATGGCCTTGCTGACGGCAAATACCGAGAACCTGCCTGGCCTGGGTGCTGGCGGCAAGATCGAGCTGAAGTCGGTTACCGCCATCGGCGTGGCTGATCCAGCAGTCGGCCAGGAAATCCTGTCGTCCCTGGCGCAAGCCCGTATGGTACTGGGCAAGCTGTACGTCCCGAACGCTGATCGTTACTTCTTCGTGACGCCTGAAGCATACAGCTCGATCCTGTGCGCCCTGATGCCGAACTCGGCGAACTACGCGGCGATCATCGACCCAGAAACGGGCAACCTGCGCAACATCCACGGCTTTGAAATCATCGAGGTGCCCCACTTCGAGCTGGGTGGTGCAGATGGCAAGCATGCCTTCCCTACCGCCCTCAAGGGCAAGATGGTGGGCCTGGCTGTACACCGTTCGGCAGTCGGCACCGTGAAGCTGAAGGACCTGGCCCTGGAGCGCGCACGCCGTGCTGAATTCCAGGCTGACCAGATCATCGCCAAGTACGCAATGGGCCACAAAGGCCTGCGCCCTGAGGCGGCAGTCGCCATCATGGTCAAGGGCTACGCTGCCTAATGGCAAGCCCCTGGGAAATCTTCCTGGAGTCCTGTAAGGGACCTCGGGAGGCTCCGGCCCCTGAAGTGCCACCGAGAAGTGCCACCATTGAGTCCCCACTGGGGAAGAAGGTGAGCACCAGAAAGGTCCGCACAAAGGCAGCCCCGAAGGCTCCCGCCAAGCAGTAACACAAACAGAACCCCCTGAGGTGCCCACAAGGCCCTTGGGGGGTTTTTACGATAACAGAAAGGAGTACACAACATGAGCATGCTCGACACAATGTACACACCGAGGACCCTCCTGGATGCCGTCAACTCGATCCTCGCGGCCATTGGTGAGGAGTCCGTGGACACACTCGACCAGGATTCTAATGCCGATGTGGCCAACTCCATGCGACTGATCCAGGTGGTATCCGCTGAGGTCCAGGCCAAGAAGTGGACATTCAACGTTGATGAAACCTTCGAGCTGGTCCCGGAGGCCTCCACTGGGAAGATCGCGTACCTCCCACACTACCTCGATGTGACCACCGCAGGGGGCACCCCTTATGTGAATCGCGGTGGCTTCCTCTGGGACCGCTTGAACAAGACGGATACCTTCACGGGCCGCCTGGTGGTCACCATGGTGGAACAGGTCCCCTTTGAGGAACTCCCGCTGGTCTTCCGACAGTTCATCACCTACAAGGCCGCCCACCGTTTCAACGCGGAGTACTACGGTGAGCCTGGCGTGGCTGAGTCCACGATGCGCTCCATGGCGGAACTGGAATGGGCCTGCCTGGAGTATGAGCTGGATTACGGTGGATACAACCTGTTCACCAACGACCCGGACTTCCAAACCAAGAACGCAAGGAGCTAATCAATGAGCCTGATCACACAAGAAATAAAGAACATGAAGGGCGGCATCTCACAACAGCCCGACATCCTCCGGTACCCGGACCAAGCGGAGGAGCAGGTCAATGGGTTCAGCTCCGAGGTGGAAGGCCTCCAGAAGCGCCCCCCCACGGTACACATCAAGCGCCTCGGGGATAAACTCCCAGGTAACCCGCTGGTGAAGCTGATCAACCGGGATGAGTTCGAGCGCTATTACGTGTCCTTCAATGGCGGAGTGCCTCGGGTGTGGGACCTGGCGGGGGATGAGTACTCCGTGGTCAACACGGCCCCGGGGACCTACCTCTCCACGAGCAACCCTCGCGAGGACCTCCGGCTGGTGACCGTGGCAGACTATACCTTCATCATAAACCGCAAGGTGCCCGTACAGATGAAGCCGACGCTTACCCTTCCGGGGTTCCGCAAGGATGGTCAATGCCTGATCAACATCAAGGGCGGCCAGTATGGGCGTACCTTCAAGGTGACCATCAACGGCACCGTGCGGGCAACCTTCACGACACCAAAGGGCACAACCGCTGATGATGCCGACAAGATCGACACCCAGTACATAACCGACCAGCTCCATACCCAGATGGTAGCGGGCTTGACTGGCTGGACGGTTACGAAGGGGCCGAACTGGATACAGGCAGTGGCCCCATCAGGTACTGTCGTTTCGAGCCTTATAACAGAGGACGGATTCAATAATGGCCTGATGACGGGCGTTATATTCGAGGCCCAACGGTTCAATATGCTCCCAGCACAGGCCCCCAGTGGTTACCTCGTGAAGGTGACAGGGGACCCTGGAAGTGGCGCCGACGACTATTACATCCGGTTCGATGCGGAGAAACTGGTGTGGATCGAGACGGTGGCCCCTGGGGTTACCTACGAGCTTGATGCCGCGACGATGCCCCACGCGCTGGTCCGCTTGTCGGATGGCTCCTTCGAGTTTCGGGCGCTGGACTGGCAGGACCGCCCTTCGGGTGATCTGGATAGTTCCCCGGACCCGTCCTTCATTGGGGTGCCCATAAATGATGTCTTCTTCTGGCGTAACCGGCTGGGCCTCCTGGCGGGGGAGAACATCATCCTCACCGCGTCAGGCCGCTTCTTCGAGTTCTTCCCGAAGAGCGTAGTAGCCCTTGCCGATACGGACCCTATCGATGTGTCAGTCTCGCATACCCGTGTGAGTCTGCTTAACCATGCAGTGCCCTTTGCGGAGGAACTGCTGCTGTGGTCCGATCAGACCCAGTTTGTCATGCGCGCCGAGGGGGCCTTGTCGGTGAAGAGCATCAAGGTTGACCAATCCACGGAGTTCGAGTCGGCTATCCATGCGCGGCCCGTAGCGGCTGGCCGTGGGGTGTACTTCGCGGCCCCCCGCGCAACCTTCACGAGCGTGCGGCGATACTATGCCGTGCAGGACATCAGCGCAGTGAAGAACGCTGAGGACATCTCAAGCCATGTTCCCTCGTATATTCCTAACGGGGTCTACACCCTGGGGAGCAGCACCACGGAGAACATCGTCACGGTATCCACCCAGGGAGCGCAGCACAAGCTGTACCTGTACAAGTACCTGTATCAAGATGACCGCCTCGCGCAGCAGGCATGGAGTCATTGGGACTTTGGTGAGGGAAACCAGCTCCTGGCCTGCGAGATGGTGGGCGCAGTCATGTACCTCCTGTTCAACCGCCCTGAGGGCCTCTTCCTGGAATCCCTGGAGTTCACCCAGAACACCAAGGACCTGACGGCGGAACCATACCGGCTGCACATCGACCGCAAGGCAAACGCCATGGCTTCCTCCTACAACCCTGATACGAACTTCACCACAGTTTCCCTCGCTGGGGTGTATGGCTCAGTGCCAGCCTCGGGGACATTCTGGGTGGTATCCAGCACAGGGCGCGCCTTCGAGTTCCCAATGCCTTCCGGTGGCTGGGGGACAGGGGTGGTAAGCGTGCCAGGTGACTTCACGGGCGTGCCCCTGGTGGTAGGGTCTTCCTATGAGTTCCGCTACCAGTTCTCCAAGTTCCTCATAAAGGTGGAGGACCGGCAGGGTGGGATGAAGAGCGAGACCACGGGGCGCTTACAACTTCGCCGGGGATGGGTCAACTACAACAACAGTGGACCATTCACGGTCCATGTGGGCGCTAAGTTCCAATACCTGATGAGTGGTAAGCGGCTGGGCAAGTACGTGATTGGCGCCCCAGGTCAAGCAAGCGGCCAGCACCGCTTCCCCTTGCTGTCCAATGTGGAGACCTGCAAGGTGGTCATCACCAGTGCGAACCCAGGCCCACTGTCCTTAATCGGGGCGGGCTGGACGGGCAACTACTACAAACGGGAGCAGGCAGTCTAACCCACACTATAGAGGGAGGGGCCAGGTTAGATACCATAGGCTCCTCCCTTTAAGGCTTAAACAGAAAGGAGGCCGTAATGGACCTAGTAGCAACACCAATAACCCCTGAGGTAATCACCAAGTTCATGCAGGAAATACGTATGGATGATGTGCGTGAGTTCGAGGCACACTCAGGCTCCCCCGTGGAGTACCTGGAGGAGGCCCTGATGGGTCTTGTGGGTAAGGAGCAGGAGGCGTATGCCGAGGCTGTACACTCCCCTGAGGGTCACCTAGTAGCCCTAGGCGGGTGGGACCTCCTGGGTGCCTCCTGGTTCCTCTGTACGGATGCCGTGCATGAGCATGCCAGGGCCTTCGTGAGACACATAAAGGCCCGCAGGGATGCACTCCTGAAGGCTGTCCACGTGATCACCAATGAGGTGTGGCTGGGCAATTCTGTGCATGTCCGCTTCCTGGAGGTACTCGGGGCGGAGTTCTCTGATCGACACTTCAGCCGTAATGGTCTGGAGTTCACACGATTCTACATTCAACAGAAAGGAGGCCCGCATGTGTGAGCCAGTAACCATCGGCATGGGCGTCATGGCCGCTGTCGGTGCGGTGAGTGCCATATCCGGCCAAAAGGATCAGGCCAAGGCCATCGGGGACCAGAGGGTCCAGCAGCAGAAGCAGGCCGTGGAAACCATCAAGCAGATGAACTACAAGGATGCAGCCCTCCAAGGCCAGGACCGGGACAACTACGATAATGCTGTCCGCCAACTCACGGACGCCAACATCAACACAATCCGTAACGCGGGCCTGATCAATGCCGCCTTTGCGGAATCCGGTGTGGAGGGCCGTTCGGTGGACGCAGTGGTCCGGGAGGTATCCGGCAGTGACGCCCGCGTGGCTGACTCTATCCGAGCGGGCTACGCCGACTCCCGCAGGGGAATCCAGACGGAATCCGAAATGAACCAGATGCAGGCCCAGGCAAGTATCGGTGGCATGGGGACTATCCGGGGGCCATCGGCAGTGTCATCAGCCCTGTCGGTAATCAACGGTGGCCTGTCAGGAGCCGCTCAAGGGGCCGCCATGGGGAGCGCGTATGCCAAGGCAGGGGCACCACCTGTTAAACCAGCAATGTGAAGGAGGGTTAAATGTCAGCAACTAACGCATATCAGACCTGGCGCCAATTCTCGGGCGGCCAGAAAGCCTCGCCAGGATCGGCAGGGCCATCCTACCAAGCCCAGCAGATCGGTCGGGATGTATCAGTCGGGCCGAGCGTAGCCGGTCAACTGGCGGAGTTTGCCAGCCAGGCAGCAAACCTCTATGGGACCTACACGAAGGTGAAGACCGACGAGGCGGATACCCGTGTGGATGACTGGATGAAGGGCAAGACGATCACCGAGTACCGAGCCGAGATGGCAGCAGGCAACGTCCCATTCCAGGACGACAAGCTGGCCATGGGCGTGCTGCACAACAAGAGCGCGTACATGATGGCCCTCCAGGTTGAATCCGACATCGAGGGCCACATCACACAGGGGAAGTATAAGACCGTGGAGGAAGCCGATAAGGCCCGCGTGGATGCCCTCGGAGCCGCCCGTGGTGAATACGCCCTGACGATGGGAATCAGCCCTGACGATAAGGCCTTCAAGACCGGGTTTGATCGTGATGACTCACGGCGCCGTGAGACCCTGTTGCGGCTCCAGACGGATGTTACCAATAAGCGGCTCCAGGCTGAGGCGAAGATCATCAGCAAGTCCGAGATGATTGCACCACTGCCTGAGGTGATCAGCGGAATGGGTCCCCAAAAGGGCGCCCAGTACATCATTTCGACATCCCGCCAGGCTGGGGAGCTGGGCCAGGTGCGAAGCGACTCCGATAGCCTGGAGCTGATCAGCCACGCCATGGAGTCCCTCCAGGACACCCCAGGTGGTTACCAGACACTGCAAGCACTCGGGGCCGAGACGGTTCCCTTCGGTGGCTCCGCAGTGACCCTCCGGGATGTCTTCGGGGGAGGTAAGTTTGACCTACTGGTGGCCAAGGCCCAGCAGCAGGAGCATGCCCGCAACGGTAACCGCTTCGTGGCACTCCAAGCCGAGCTGAATACCGCAGCGGCCACGAACGATGACGTAGGCCTCCGGTCCATATCTAACCGCCTCCTGAAGGAATCAAGCGGGATGATGACACCAGAGGTGGAGCAGGTCCAGGCCACCCTGCGCCATGTACAGCAAAAGCAGCAAAAGGAGGCCGCGATTGCCCAGCAGCAGCTCGCCGAGCAGATGGCCACCGATACCCGGCTGAATGCCGCCATGGTCACCCTCGGGGGCGTCATCACGGGCCAGCTTGACGGTGCCGGTGTATCCACCAATTACTCCGACCTGGGCCTGGGAGACCGTGCCGAGCGGTCCCTGGTGGAGCAGCGCCTCATTGAGGGATTCCCTGAGGGTCCACGCCGGGATGCTGCGATCCTGAAACTGGCCGCCACGGTCCCTGATGGTTACGCAGCTAACGCCATAAAGGGCCAGGTGGACCGCTCCAACGCGGACTGGCAGGTACTGGTGAGCAAGATCAATGCAGGCGCCGACCCCGCATCCTTGCAGCTCTCGGACGGTATCAACCGTGTGCGCGCCCTGGCTGAGGTGGATCAGTCCTCCCTCTATGGTGCTACCGAGAAGCCAGCCTTCATGACTGCCTTGGAGATTGGTGCGCAGCTTGGCATCGATCCTCTTCAGGTTGCCAGCGCGGAGGCCAAGTGGAAGGCCCTCCCAGAGAAACAACGGACGGACACCACGAAGCTCCTGGGAAATGAGGTCCTGAAGCTGAAAATCCCGATGTCCACCCAGAATCAGGATACCCTGCGCACCCTGGCGGGGCAGTACATGATGTTTGGCATGGAGCCTGCTACGGCAGTCAAGGAGGCCGGTAAGGACTTCGCCAAGCAGCATGTAATCTTCAGCGGAAACAGTGCCGTCCACAAGTCGTTCTTCGCCCTCCAGGGTAGTGAGTCGTCGGTGGACGCTGGCAAGGCAACCTTCGAGGTCATCCGCAAGGAAGGCATGAAGGCCCTGGGTATCGAGGACGACAAGCGCCTCTTCATCCAGTACGACAAGTCCACCCAGCGGGTCCTCCTGAGGAATCTTTCCACAGGGGATTCCCTGCCGGTGACCCAGCAAGAACTCCGTGACCGTTACGCCAAGATGGCGGAGGTGGCGGCGACCAAGAAGGCCAAAGATACCCGCACGGTGATCGATGCCCTTGGTGATAAGCGAGTGGCTCCAATCCGTACCCCACGGGCTGGCCGCGAATAAACCATAAGGAGGCCCCATGGCTAAGAAAGAAGTCACGCAGTACGACGAATTGATCAAGAAGTCCGCAGAGGAGGCGGGCATTGATCCCGTGAAGTTCCGTAAGCAGATCATGCAAGAGTCCAGTGGCGATGCCGGTGCGGTCTCCCCGAAAGGGGCCATTGGCCTCGGCCAGATCATGCCGAAGTACTGGACGGGTAAGTTTGGCCTCAATACCGAGGACGACTTCAAGGACCCAATGAAGAACGTCCCCGCAGCAGCCCAGATCATGGCCCAGCACGTTAAGCAGTATGGAGGCTGGAATGAGGCCTTGGTGGCCTACAACGCGGGCCAGGGTAAGAAGAATGCCAACATCAACGCCTACAAGCGCGGCGATCTGGCGGCCCTCCCGGAGGAAACCCAGAAGTACCTGGCGAAGCTGGGGGACAACGTTGCACCCTTCGCGGGGAGTGCGCCCCCTGGCGTACTAGGGCTTTCTGGCCGTAAAGCAGACACCGTTAATTCCCCTGTCGTGTCCGGGAAAGATGCTCAAGCCTGGGCCGAACCCCCCAAGCCTGGCTTCCTGGACTCCTTCAAGCCTGGCGTTATTGCTTCTACTATTGGCACTATGTTCCGCCGTGATGACCCTATTAAGTCCCTCATGGGTTCCGGCGAGGCTCTCACTGAGGCGGATCGCGCAAAGATCGCAGCGGCGGACATCGGCCCAGCCGGTTCCAAGTTCGTTATCCAGAACGCCCCGAAGTCGGCAGACATTGACGAGATGATCCGTCTGGCCAAGGAGAACCAAGCTGCGGCCACGACCCAGCGGACTGTCCTTGGCGGCATAGGCTATGGCGTGGGTGAGCTGGCCGGTGATCCCCTGACCTACGGGACCCTGCTTATCCCAGGCGGTCTCTTTGCGAAGCCCGCTCAACTGTTCTCAGGCAGCATGGCCAAGGCCGCATCCGCTGGCGTCCAGCTTATGGGTGAGGGCGCAGCCTTCGGGGTAGCCTCCGAGTTCACCCGCGAGGCTGGAACTGGCGTGGAGGCCGACTACGCTTCCGCCCTGGCTGCGGGTGCCGCTGGTGGCTTGGGATTTGGGGCTATCCTTGGGGGTCTCGGGAAGGGCTTCAGTCGGGCAACCGGCAGCATGGAGCGCTCCGTCAACCGTGCGGAGGCCCAGCAGACCGT